GGGATATATTCCCCTCGTCACTTGGATAGTTCGCAAGTTTTACTTGCATTTAAGAGTTTGTTTAGTTTTCCCAGTATGGAGAACTTTACTCCATATTGGTACGACTCGTACCTTCATTACACCTTGATTATATTATGATGATAATATTTTCATGGTGTTTCGTTATAGTACACTCTTATAAGAATTATTCGCACTGACAAGTGCCTTCCGTTTTTGAGATATGTTTTGGGCGTTATAAAACATTCAACCAATTCCTCGTCAGAATTTAAAAATTGACCATACTGAGATTAGCACAGTATAATTTTACCCTCCAAATTTGTGGTGCAGACCGCTAGACTGCACTGCCACTGGGTCTCAAAACCCAGTTGCAGCCACAAGACTCTGAGATTCAGAGTAATAAATAAATATCGAGCTTAGTACACTATAGTATTAGTTTATGTTTTAATATCACTAAATATTGACATAAACATAGGTTACTCCTGTCCTTTAACAGGTGAACCGCCGTTGACTTTGATACAGTCTTAGGTGAGTATCCGTATTAGCAATTCATTGCTTAACCAGACTTCGGTCGTAAGTGTTGCCTTACCCGGTGAAATTAGTAACTTCACCATGCAGGATTGGATGTCACCATCATGGACCTTTTCTCAAAGGTACCTCGATGGAAAGGCATTCATCATAGTCTTTGTTGTAAGTTTTTGCTGCAGTTTCCTTTTTACGAAACTCTGCTTCGACTTACACAAATGGCTAGTCGGTCCCGGAAAAGTACGTTATCATGCTTTTCTGTTATACATATCTTTAACAAAGCGAGGATGGGCTCCAGAAATCGCTTATAAGATGATGTTGGACTCTGAGAAACATTATTGGTACCTTTTTCGCCGATCAATTCTTTATGCAAATCCAAAAATTTTCTTTCTTCGTGAAAGATATTTGGTGCGTGTAGTAGAATTTCCGGTCAGAATGCGTGGATTAAATTCAGTTCCACATTCTGTAGAGATTATTTCAGAAGCTAAAGAAGTGAAAAAAGAATTAAAAAATAAAAAAGAATTCAAAAACGCTTTAAAAAATAAAAAAGATTCAGAAAATAAAACAAAAAAGAGTAATGATAGTTTGCCTCAACCACCTGCAGTAAGAGTCATAAAGCCACTTAAGCCTCTCTTCCATTTGCCTACAGCAGAAAACAATTGGAGAGAAGACATACCAGCTCGTACTCTGTTAGTCAACGATCATTTACATCGTAGACAGCCTCATGAAACGGCCGCTTTAAAACGCCGTATTCGAAAAAAGAAAGATCTCTTGGAATCGAAGGATAATGGACTCTCAGTGAAAGAGTCGGCAAGTTTGTTATTGGAAATTCAACAGTTAGAGAAGGTCAAGAAAGAACAGACCAAATCTATTCCTAAACAAGTTGCGGAAGTCAAGAAAGTTGAAGTTCCTGTACCAATAGTAGTTGATGAACCTACACCTGAAGTTTTTCTTGAAAGGGAAAGACGCCGTAAGTCAATTGAAGCGGCTAAATCTCTTAAGCAGCAGGAGTACAAACGTACCGTTAAAGAAAAAGCTGATAAGAAAAATAAAATTGATGCCACATTTGCTGGTACATATGGTGTTAGTAAATCGAAAATGAAGCAAGCTATTGGAGAAGAAGTGGAAGTTAAGAAATGGGTAGATCCCGTAGTTTTGAAAAACCACTCACGAAATGCTAGAGATAAGACTTTTAATGCAAATTCTTTAAAAAGAGAAGAGAAGTTGAAGAAGAAATTTCCACATCTTATCTTTCCCGAACGAAAGCCAGAAATGGTGGCACCCAAAAATGTCATTTCAGTTGAGGAAGATAGAAAACAGAAAGCAGCTTTCAGGAAAGAACAGATTCGTATTCGTGACTTGGAAAATGCTGCTGTTGTGGATGATTTGTTTGGGATAACTGATATCAATTCAGAAGCAGATGCCACTAGTTATATTAGTTTTTCTGCTCCTGAAGAGAATTTTAGTGTTCCTACGAATCGTGATGAAATGCACAATTGGTTTCCATCTGGTTCAACAACATTTTCATTTTTTGAGAGCGTTTACTCAGATATTACGTCCTCTGAGCAGTTTAAGTCGATTCTTGAAATTCTCCCTTGTACTATAGACATACTTGCTTATTTCAGACTGTTGTATACCTGTAACACCGCAGAACAGTATGTCTTGGTAACCTGGCAATTTTTACGTGGTGTTTATGGTAGCAATAAAGAGATAATTGATAGTCTGTTGGATTCGGTTAAATCAACTCAGAATTTGTGGCCCGTGTGGTCGGAAACTTTGGGTGATACTACTGAATATTGGGCGGATAGACTCCAGACAATCATGGACTCAAAGTTGTTGACCACAATACGTAATATGTTGTTGAGTGTAGTTTCCTTTAGTCTTTTCTCAAAAGATTCGGCAAAAACCATTTCGAGTTATCTTGGGAAAGTACGTCCAGTATCACTTATGGATTTCTTTCCCATTCTTATGGATTGTATCTGTAAGGTGGCACGATTTGGTGAGGCGATGATGGCAGGAATTTCAATCAGTGACTATTTGGAAAGTGAGGACCCAGTCCAAACTGCCATAACTAAAATTGAAACTCTCTGTTCTTATGAGGAGAAAGATGCTCTCACTATCGGTTTACCACGCGATGGCTACATGGATGTTCATTTGTTTATCCAAGAGTTGACTGCAGCACAGACTTTACTTACACAATGTGTGAAGTTAGTGCGCAAGCATACTCCCAAACATCTGAAAATTTCGAACGCTGCTCTGAAAGCTACATTGGCGTTAAGTAGAGTTAAGAACTCTCTTTGCGGCAAGGATCGAGATTGTCCTTTTGCTATCATATTGCACGGTCAACCGGGTGTCGGAAAAGGTGTTATTTTGCCAGTCTTTGGTCAGTGGTACAGTGAGATCATGGGGTGGCATCACACGACAAGTATGACTTTTCCGCGAGTGGCCACCTCAGATTATTTTGACGGTTATGATCCCTATCAGACGCATTACGTTCAATATTCTGAGTTGTTCAATATGTCCAAGAATCTGGTCAAGAAAACTGGTGATCCAATAGTTTTGGAAATGTGCACTATGGTAGACACCCTACCATTGTGTCTTGACATGTCTTCTGTGGAACAGAAGGGTGTCACATTTGCGGTTCCAAAGTTGGTTGTTGCTGATTGCAATAATCTTTTCCAGGACATCGATGAAACAGTTTCTAATGCTGGTGCAGTAAAAAGACGTTTTATCACTATTGAACAGGTCTTAAAACCCGAGTTTAGAAGTGTGAACGCTACCGGTATCAATGTTACCAAGAGCCATGAAATTGGTGGTGACATTAGAGATAGGTATCTTTTTACTGTTTCAAGATGGATTCCGCAGAACATGACTCAAGCAGTAGAAGATGTGATTGCATGTGGCATTGACATTTATGCGCTTGAACTCTTGATGAAAGCTCTTTATAAGAAACACCTGCGACAACAACATCTTATGAGAGAAGTAGTTAAGACACAGGAAGAGAAACGTATTACTGAGAAAGCCATTGTCAGTAACGCCGACATTGAGGAAGAGATAAAACGCTTAGATGACATCTCAAAGAAGTCGAACAGGACTTTTATTGAAGATGAATTTGTCGCTGAATTCTCACAGAAACATAAATGGGGATTTCCTGACATCAGGTCTGAAGCACGTGGCCAACGTCGACGGGTTGATCGTATGGAAGTGATGTATATATATTTCATGACAATGGGGTTTTTCGCATCTTTGGCATCGTACTGGAATGAGACTCGAAAGTGGTATTGGAAGAGAACTCAAGAGAGAGTACAAGGGTTAATTGTATGGTATTATTTGGCAGCATTTTTGTATAATTTTTTCATGCCATGTATTACGATCTTTGGTGTCCTGTCTTTCAAGTATGGTTGTAGTTTCCTTTCTTTGTTTTTGCCAACATCTCCTGCTAAGTATATAGGGGGATGGTTGTTGGAACGGAAACTTGACCAGATGTTATCAAACCAAAGTAAGATTTTGGGAGATTATCTTTTTAGAAGGGAGGAAGAATTTTTTCCTCTCCATAAGAAGGCATCTACAACCTATCTGAAAGTTTTTGGGGCAGCTGCTTCAGCCATGTTACTCTGGAAAATCTTTAAGTCATATACTCGTGCGACTGCTAGTTCTGAGGCCCAGACCCAATTTAGAATCCCTAGTGAGCACAATGAACATATTAATTTCACAGAAGAATTGTGTGGTGCAACTGATAGAGTGAAGCGTATACCTATTAAGTTAAAATCCAACACGTGGAATGTTATGGAACATATTACGGCTCCTCCTGTTACTAAGAATCACAAGCTTCAGGTTTATTCGTCTGTTTCAAAGAACTTGAGACATGTGAGAGTCACAGGTGAGGGACCACTGGCTCTTTTGGGTCTAGGTTTGAAAGGGGATCTTATCTTGATAAACAAACACGCTTTCCAAAAACCAAATTCAGAAGGAAATTATTTGGTGGAGGTACCAAACAAGCTTACGTTTGAGGATTCCCAACATACCCATGAGACTATTGTGAGACCCAAAGATTTAATTTCAGTGTCTAGTGATTGTTATCTTTTAAGACTTAACGGTGAAATGTTCAGAGACATTACTCCGTATGTGATACCAGAATTACCGAAAGATTATGGATCTGTTCCTTGTGTTATTGGTGGTGTAGATTCACGTGCTGGGAGACACAATGGAACTGTGCGTATGGACGGAAACACTCCTAAGGAAAGATATTTGGAGAATGGTTTTGTCTATGCCTGGGGAGGTTCAGGGATTGGAAAGTGTGGAACTCCACTCGTCCTCTCCTATGGAACTGGTTGGTGTCTCGCGGGGATACATTCTGGAAGTGGTGCTGGCAATTCTTATGCTACCACTTTCACGGTCAAAGATATTCAAAGAGCCTTATCTGAAGAGTTTGACGGTAGAGTGATGATGGAAATTCACTCAGAAGGATGTGTTGTTGGACAGCAATTGGTTGAGCCTGCCTCAAAGTCATTCATGAGGTATGAAGATTTAGAGGTACGTTACATTGGTAGGTTAAATGAAGGCAAACGGACCTTTGGTAAGAGTAGAATCCGTTTGGCTCCCCAGAAGGAACTTGCGTGGCAGATGTTTGGACCTCTGGTTGACGGCAATGGTAGACCTTTATATGGGAAACCCCATATGAAACCGGGTTTTATCAACGGCGTTTGGAAGTCACCAATTAACAACGCAGTTCGTTCGCTTTCACGTAGTGCTAAAGGGCTCAATCCAGATATTCTTGAAAGATGTGTTAAGGAACTGGTAGAGCGAATTTGTACTGCTTTAGAACGCAATCCAGAGATGAAGTTGGCGCCACTCACTCAAGAGTGTGCAATTAATGGAATCGTTGATGATCCCCTTACAAGGAGAGTCAACGTCAACACGGCGGCTGGTTACGGGTTCAAGGGAAAGAAGGGAGATTACCTTCCTATCGTGAAAGAGGATATAGGCCTTGTCATACGTGAAGCACTCCCTGCATTAAAGAAAGAAATTGGGAAGTTGTTAGAAGCCTATGACTTTGATGAGACCGCAGAAGTTGTTTTTAATGCAGCTCTGAAAGATGAACCACGACTGAATACAAAGAATGATGAAGCAAAGACTCGCGTGTTTTATGCGACTCCTTTGGCTTCATTAATTCTGAGTAGACAGTATCTTTCGCCTATTTTTACTTTAGTACAAGAGATGTCGGACCTGTTTTATGCACCACTTGGTATAGATATGCTGTCAGAGTCGCATGAATTTGTTGAAGAGTTGATTCAGTTTTCTAAGTTCATCTTAGAAGGGGATTACAAGGCTTTTGATTTGAATCAGTTACAACAGTTTAAATTAGCTTATTCAACGGTTGTTCATGAATGTTTGAAAAGGTTTGGGTACAACGCTCATGCTTTGAGAATAGCTCGTGGTATTTTGTCCCAAGGAATGTTTCCAACTATCAACATGTTTGGTGATGTATTAATGTGTTGTGGTTTTGAACCTTCTGGTGTGTATGGTACAACACATAGGAATTCAGGTGTCAATCTTCTTATGATGATGTACTTTTGGTATTCAATCACTGATGATGACTTCTTCAAAAATGTCCTAGCTAGACTTTGTGGAGATGACATGTTGGCTTCAGTGAAAGAAAAGTTTGTGAAAATATTCAATAATGTGACATATCAGAAGTTTTGTGAGGAACATTACGGGATCATATTCACACCGGCTCAGAAAGACTCAGAGATGCAAGAATTTTTAGACATTACCCAGGCGAGTTTCCTGAAAAGAAATTTCAGATATTCGGTTTCACTGAAAAGATGGGTGGCTCCCCTCTTTATGGATAGTATTGTTCGTATGAATACCCTTTACCTCCCTTCGAAAGTCATAAATGAGGAGACGCAGGTTAGAGAGATTATTACTGCAGCGGTTCGTGAGTATTTCTTCCATTGTGAAGAGAGACAGCAGTTCGACAGTATTAGGGATCAGTTCATAGATTGGTTTTGTAAGAAGTATGTAGTACCTGTCCCAGAAGTAGAAGTAAAAGTACCAACGTATGAAGCTCTCTTTGAGATCTTTGCACGTTGTGCTTGAGAGTTTTACGCAGTTACCATTCTGCTTATAAAAATGGCCCCATTGGGGAAGGTTCCATTCCTTAACAAAACGGCGTTATTCATTCGTTATATGAAAACCGGAAAGAGTTTAGACGACTCTTTACCGTGTATCAGTCTACGAAGCAACAGAAGTATAGTGCCTTAGCTGAGTTACAGCTATTACGTCAAGGCCTAATTGACGAACTCGAGAACCTCGAGGCCATACCCCCGCTTTCCCCTTTTCAGAATGTGGGTATTGAAAGATTGCGAAGACACTTCAACTATTTGTTTAACCCTCATTTGAGGACAGCTTATAAATTGGAGGTAGCACGTTTAGCGAGAATTCATTCCCTTAAACAGACTCTGCGGTTTGTAGACACTTATGACCGATCTGGTGTCGAAGTTTGGATTACTTCGGAGGCTAAAGTTGTTTCTTCTGAAATGACGGATGGGGTTGCGACAACTACACAAATTAATGAGAATCTAACAGATATTTTAGGAGATGATCAAGATTTTGTGAGTGCAGGAAATACGTATTATTCAGACCAGGGGCAGAAGAATTTGTTGTCAGTTGATAATTTCTTCAAACGTCCTATGCAAATAACGAATGGAGTTTTAACAAATTCTGCGTTTGTACAAATCAATTTGCCAGTTTGGGATTTATACACCTTAAATCCTGCGGTGCGTGCCAAGTTACGAAATTATACGTACTTGCGCGCGGATCTGCATGTTCGAATTGTTGTGTCTGGAACTCCTTACCATTATGGGAAGCTTATGGTGTCCTATCAGCCATATGCCCAACGTAATGCGAACTTGATCGACCTTGATGCTCTTTTTGCTATCAACACTGACGTTAGACAGATGTATATCAACTATCTATCACAAAGTGAAGGAGCAACTACCATGGATATTAGAGAAAATAAACCTCTAGAGATTGTTTGCCCTTTTATTTCAACCAAAAATGCGCATCGCTTGTATAATGCGGATTCTGCGGTACTTGGGGATACAACGTCATATGAAGATCTGTCAGAAGCAGGTGATCTTTATATTTGGTCAATCAATGCGGCAAATGTGATAAACGTAGACACTGACCCAGCAAGATATTATGTGTATGCGTGGATGGAAAATGTCGATCTTGGGCCCCCCACCGGGACTCATGTCGAAATTAGGACAGAAGCACGGGACGAGAGAGAGACGGGACCTATTGAGAAGGTCGCGAGCTCTGCTCGGGTGGTCTCTGACGCTTTGCAGAAGATACCCTCTATTCAACCAATGGCCATGGCCTCATCAATGGCCTTTGGAGCAATTGAATCTATCGCCTCTTTATTTGGATGGTCAAGACCGTTACTCTTAGACACACCTTGTTATGTTAAGAATGTTGCGTTTCAAAATGGAGCACATACAATCGGTACAGAAACAAACTACAAGATTACGTTAGACCCAAAGCAAGAATTGACAGTAGACCCTAGCGTGACAGGAGGATCAGAAGATGAAATGAGTTTTGCTCATATTTTGTCACGACCATGTTACCTGACCACTTTCGGGTGGATTCCAGATGATGTGCCCTTAACTCCTCTTTTCCGCTGTGCTATTACCCCAACTTTGAACTCAACTGCCATTGTAGAAGGTTACAAGGTAATGCAACAAACACCGATGTCTTTTGTTGCTGCTCCCTTTATCTCATGGAGGGGAGAGATTGAGTTCACTTTGGAGATTGTTTGTAGCCAGTTTCACCGTGGAAAGTTAGCGGTGATTTACGAACCGAACATCGAGCAACATGTTTTAATTGATGCTTCGTTAGACTTAAACAAACAATATTTGAATATTATTGACATACAGGAAACTCAAACAGTCACATTCAAGTTTGGGTGGGCAGCAGCCAGATCCTGGCTGAGATGTTCTAACAGAATTGCTACCAACACGCAACAGTACAGTAGTACTGCATCCGTCCTAAATTTAGGAAGTGTCCTTGTCAACAATGGTTATTTTATTGTTGTCCCTATAACAGATTTAATTTCACCTGATAATAACACGATTGAAGTAAACGTATATGTGAAGTGTCCTGACTTGAAAGTTAATGGTCTATCGCAAGCAGCACTCCCTGAATCGAGATCTACTGGAGCTCCAGCTTTAGTGGAAATTGTTTCGGAGGCGAATGATCAACTTGCAACTCAAGACGTGACGTTTCAGACCGTAAATGATTCACTCTCTTCACCAGAGACAATTGCAATTGAACATTACGGGGAAGTACCAGTTTCCTTTCGGGCGTTGTTGAAACGTTATGTCGGTAGTACAGACAGATACGTATCATTGCCCACGACCGCAGCTACGGCGTATGTCGTTTGGGATGTAGGGATTTATCCTTTCCAAACTTTGCCATATGGCGTTGACGCCCCATATTTCACCAAGGATTTGTTTTCTTATCTAAGGTATGCATACTTAGGTGTGAGGGGTGGTTACCGCCATCGGGTCAGAACGCAATTCGCAGGAGGTTTGAGAGCTTACAGTTATTTCAAAGCTACTCTTCTCCCCGAGGATACGTCTGAGGCTGTAACGGATCCAGAATACATTGTCACTGGGGGCGGCACGAATATTTCTCGTGCCACTTCCCAACTTAGTGGTACTGTCTCTATGGATCGCAGCTCTAATGGTGGTATGGAGTTCGAGTTCCCGTTTTATTCAAGGAACAAGTTTCATTTTGCTTTCGCAGATGATTACATCGGCTCTAACCCTGGAGGCGCTTACAACATGACGGACCGTTGGTTTCGTAATGTATCGTATTCGTTTTTCCCTTCCACCATAACGGCTGCCACTTCACTACGTTGTACCATTGACGTTGCTTCAGCTGAGGATTTCACCTTCTTGAGGTTTCAAGGGGCTCCTCATTTTACGTCAACTATCACTTCATAGTGGAGTGCACGACCCAAATGTCGTAAAACTTGTAAGCGATAACTTAGAACGCTATATTTCTAAGACCCCTGTTGTGAAACCTAAAGGAATTCACCGCCTCGACTAGCGAAACAGTACGAACCTTACTAGAGTGTAAGAAGCGTGGTTTACCACGGAAGTTATAATAACCTGTCTTTTTCAGATAATTTTATCCGTGGTTCCACGTTCA